ATCTATCGCCGCAAACATCATTGACACATATTCATTCTTTTATGTGGCATTTGCAGGTTCTACAGACGCAGAAGGCAACCTAACTTGGATTGGTGAGAACTGGCACGTTGTTGCACAGAACAATACACTAACCAAAATTGTAGTTGGACTAATTGTGTTCTTACCAGCTTATGGCTTGTTACTTTCATATTTGAAGAACAAGTTTGGTGTAGATGCATTAGTTCTTAAGGATGAAGTAAAGCCTAAGAAAAAGACTGCAAAGAAAAAGGCCTAAGTAGTTGGGTAATTATATACCCAACCAGGCATTGATATACGAGCGGGCCAACGGTGTTGTGTTCGCTCGTTATCGTGATCCGCCACACAATAAAAAGCCCAGATGGGTAATTGGCGGTGATCCAGACAAAACTGCAAGAGCATTAGGAATTGTAAGTTATGATGAATGGAAAAATGTAATGCAAGTTGCAGAAAGTAATGCAAATATTAAAAAGCAATTAGATAGATTAATGACAATGTACTACGTAGTCAAAGATGATATGGAAAAATAAAATGAAATTAAACATTAATGATATTGGCGGACAGATAGCAAAAGAAGATGAAAGATACGTTGTAAAAGATAACACAACACTAAAAAATTTAGTAGTCAGTAGTACAACAATGAAACCTGGTAAAAGTACATCAGGACATAAACATGAAGGTCAAGAAGAAGTTTATTTTTTTATAAAAGGTAAAGGTACAATGTATCTAGATGATGTGCCTATGGCTGTAGGACCAGGAGATGTAGTGCTAATTGAAGATGGTGTTCATCATAGAGTAGAGTCTGATATGTACCAAGGAAAAGACAAAGAACTTTACTTTGTATGCACATTTGATGGTAGGAGATCACATTGAAAATAATAGCAGGTCCTTGTCAGCACGAAACACTTACTGACAGTATGATGATTGCAAGTCACTGTAAAAAAATTTGCGACAAACACGGAATTGAATATTACTTTAAGGCAAGTTTTGACAAAGCTAATAGAAGCAGTATGCAAGGCAAGCGTGGAGTAGGGCTTGGCGTCACTTTACAAGACTTTGCAAAGATCAAAGAAAAAACGGGGTCTAAGACGCTCACAGACGTACACACAACGCAACAAGTAAAAGATATTAGTAATTGGTTCAATGATACTGTAGATGTGCTACAGATACCTGCATTTTTATGCAGACAGACTGATTTAGTACAAGAAGCATGTGCTACTGATAAAATAGTTAATATTAAAAAAGGCCAATTCCTTGCACCCTGGGACGTAAAAGGTATACTGTCAAAAACAGAAGGTGCTAAAGAAGTATGGATAACTGAGAGAGGTACAAGTTTTGGATATAATACTCTTGTCGTTGATTTTACTGGCTTGGACTATATGCTTGATAATTATTCTGTGCCTGTGGTTCTTGATGCAACACACAGCGTTCAAAAACCAGGCGGCCTCGGAACTAGTAGCGGCGGTAACCGTAATTACGTTCCTGGCTTATGTCGTGCAGGTAGTGCTTTAGGGATTGAAAATTTCTTTTTAGAAGTTCACACAGATCCAGACAATGCACCTAGTGACGGACCTAATATGTTACACCTAGATAACTTTGAGGAAGTGGTGGATAACATAGTTAAATATCAGTATGAACGATAAATTTGAAAATGCATGTAATAGAGTAAAACAAAAATGTCCACCTATATGGATGATGCGACAAGCAGGGCGTTATCAAAAAGGCTATATGGAAATGAAAGAAAAATGGACATTTGAACAAATGTGCAAACTTTCTAACTTAGCGGCTAAGACTGCTATGTTACCAATCGAACAATTTGATTTTGATATAGCAATATTGTTTAGTGACATTTTATTTCCTATAGAAGGTTTAGGTGTGCCATTAGAATTTAGTCCAGGACCAAAATTTGAATGGTACATTGACGAAGACAATTATAAAGATCATTGCAACGTTGATCTAGCTGTAAAGCATATGGAATTTCAAGCAAGAGCAGTAACAGCCACAAGACAATTATTACATCCAAAGAAAAGTTTAATAGGCTTTGTAGGAGGCCCTTGGACACTATTAAATTATGCTACAGGCAAAAAACCTAATATGAGTTTGCAATGGAAAACAAAATATTTGAATGAAGTTATTGTACCTTTATTATCACGTAACATAAATTTACAATTAGATGCAGGTGCTGAAAAAGTTATGATATTAGATAGTGGTGTTGCTAATATGAGCGAAAGCTATTTCAAGAAACACTACGTAAATATTTTACAACCTTTAATTCAAAGCGGTACTGGCTATTACACCCAATACTTAAATAAAAGATGTTTGCCTACAGTATACAAAATGGGATGGGCAGGTATTGGTGTAGATAGTACAGTTGATTTAAGACACACATTTAAAAAATATAAAGATGGATTTATACAAGGTAACTTTGATGAAAAATTATTGTTACTACCTAGGGAGCAATGTAGATCACACATTGAAGAATTCCTTAATACAATGCAAACAGTAGATACTACAGGATGGATCTGTGGACTAGGCCATGGAATACATAAAACAACACCAGAAGAAAATGTCACTATGTTTGTAAGAATGGTGAGAGAAAGATTCGCATGAGAACAGCAATATTAATTCCAGCAAGATTACAAAGTTCAAGATTAACAAATAAAATGTTAGTAGAACTTGACGGAGTACCACTTATAAAAAGAGTATATGATGCATGTATACAGACAGACTATGATGTCTATGTTGTAACTGACAGTTTAGAAATAGCTGAAATAGTTCCTAGTTTTATCTTGACAGGAGAAGCAAGCAATGGCACTGAAAGATGTGCTTTGGCGGCAAAAGATCTAAATTATGGAAACTATGTAAACGTACAAGGAGATATGCCAGATATAACTCCTGATATGATAGAAAAGGTAGTAAAAGGACTTAGTAAATTTGATGTCACTACGTTATACTCATACATGCACTTAGAAGAACAGAGCAAACCTAGTTCAGTCAAAATGATACGAGCAGGCGAAAAATGTTTGTGGTTTGGAAGAGGAATGATGGGCTATGGTGATTGGCACTTAGGTATATACGGATATAAAAATCATGCGTTATCAAAGTATCCTTACTTAGATGTATTCTTAGAAGAAACTGTTGAAAGCCTGGAACAACTACGTTGGTTAAAGAATGGTATTGATATAGGTTGCTTTCATACAGAATTTAATGGTGTAGAAATTAATACTGAACAAGATATTCATTTATGGAATTACAAAAATGACCGTAAAAAGAATAAATGATTGGGCAATACCCTACGTAAAAAATTTCCGAACTTATATTGACATAGGTGCACACAACGGAGATACATGCGTAGACTTTGTTAATAAATTCAAACGTATATATGCTTTTGAACCTAATCCAGAAACAATAATAAAAATACCTAATACAATAAAAAAGTTTCCATTTGCACTAGGAAATAAAAGAGAAGAACGTGTACTTACTATACCAGATAATGGTAAAAATGATAACAGACACGGTAGCATTGTAAGACATGTATCAGGTTTACGACAATACAGTGTATCAGTAAGAACTCTTGACGGCTTTGAATTTAAAGAAGTTGATCTTATAAAAATTGATGTTGAAGGAATGGAACTAGAAGTTCTAGAAGGCTCTACGCATACACTTATGAATTGGAAGCCTGTAGTGTTTTTTGAAAACAAACGTTCCAGATATAACGATAAACTGGTTGACTTTTTCAAAGAAATCCACTATAATATAAAAGTGTATAAAAGCGATACGGTAGCATACTATGAATAAATTGCCAATAAAAGATATATTAGCCGCAGTTGATATGGGAGCCATGAATATATGGGACGAACTGTCAGATGAAGAAAAGAAACAAGTAAGTTTCTACTTGCTGAACAGATATGTATCAAGTGTTAAAGGTAATAGAGAAAAGCAAGAACTTGCTGTATTCAAGACTAATGAATATTACAACAAGCATTTCTTTACATTACAAAAACATAAAAAGCTACTATGGCAACTATTATGCTTGAGCGGGAATACAAAGAATATTGCATACCACGAATGGATAGGACATAAGAAAAAAGGCAGTACTGATAATAATAAAGCAGTGAAATTTTTACTTAAAATGTATCCAAATATGAAACAAGAAGAGGTAGAATTACTTGCTAGAATATCTACAAAAAAGGAACTACAAGGACTCGCAGAAGCGTACGGGTCTGATAAAAAAGATGTCAATCTCTAAACCATATAAATGTGAATACTGCGGAGCTTCATTTACTAAAGAAAAAACTTTGGCAGTACATATGTGTGAAAAGAAAAGACGTCGACTACAAAAAGATGAAAAGCGTGTCCAAACAGGATACTATGCTTTTACACGTTTTTATAAATTAAGTGCAGGTACTAAACAAGATAAAACATATGAAGACTTTTGTGCAAGTCCTTATTATAATGCTTTTGTTAAATTTGGCAGTTTCGTTAATAATGTCAGACCATTGTATCCAGAAAAATATATTGATTACGTTGTAACGTCTAGAGTCAAACTAGATCATTGGTGCCGTGATGCATTGTATGAAAAGTATGCAACACAGTTAGTACTTAAAGAAAGTATGGATACAGCTATTGAGAGATCAATTAACACTATGATGGATTGGTCTGCTGAAGCTGAAGCGCCTTGGAACGATTACTTTCGATATGCAAGTTTGAATAGAGTGACTAGAGATATCAAAGACGGGAAGATAAGTCCTTGGCTCGTTTTGAATTGTAAAAGCGGAAAAGAAATGTTAAGTAAGTTTACAGACGAACAATTAGGATTTGTTTATACAATTATTGAACCACAGCATTGGGCATTGCGTTTCAAAAGAAATCCTGCAGATGTTGAAGTTGTTAAGGAAGTAGCAAAGGAATCTAATCTATGAAGACACATCTATTAGGCACCGAACATCAATGGATAATAGAAACACATTACAATGATAGTGAAGAATTTGATTATCATTGGGATAAGAAAGTTTTTCCGGCAGAAACACGTGAAGATGTAAGTGATCAAACTAGTACATATAGAGGCAAACAGTATAACATACATCCACAAGCATTTTTAAATGAATGGAAGTATAAGCCCTTTTTACAAGAAAAATTAGATGAAGTTGGATTAAATATAGAACTAACAGAACTGTGTGCATTATGGACTGTAGAATATAGAAAAGGTGGTTGGCAAAAAGCACATAGGCATAGTGATCATAATGTTAAGAAGATTAGTGCAGTATGCTACTTAACAGAGCCAGATAACGATGATACTTCGTGGCATGGTGCAACTTTTGCTTATTTGTATGATGGCCAAGGAAATACACACGACTTATGCTACAAACCAAAGCGAGGTGATGTTTTAATTTTTAAAAGCACAGTGTTGCATGGATCATATCCTGTGCGGGATAACAAAAGAGTATTTGTAGTTGACTACTTTTACAAAGATAAAGAATAGGAGGATTGTATGAAACTAGAACTAATAACTCATCCAAATGAAATATTACAAACCAAACTAACTGAAGAATGGGATTTTGATAATCCTCAGTATGATGCTTCTGAACTTAGAGAATCTATGTTAGATCTTATGATTAAAAATCTTGGTATAGGTTTGTCTGCAAATCAAGTAGGATTGAAAGTAAGATGTTTTGTATTTTTAAATAATCAAGCAAATAATAATCTTGACACAAAGGTACTAGCATTGAGACCCAGCTGGAAGCCAATGGAAGATACAAAATCTATAACTATGTATGAGGCTTGTTTAAGTTACCCGGGTGTCGTTTTAAATATAGAACGACCTGAAAGAATTAAAGCAACTTGGACTGATCATAACGGCAAAAAGTTTGAAGAAGTTTTGATTGGATACCAGGCACGTTGCTTTATGCATGAATGTGATCATCTTGACGGCATAACATTTGATCAATATGTATCACCGGTAAAATGGAAAGAAGCAGTTGCAAATGCAGAAGCAAAGAAAACTTAAGAACGGAGTAAGTGTGTACGAACTTGATAAACCAGTAACGCTTGTAATTAAAACTAAGGCACCTATGAAATGGAAACTGATTGATCAAGAAACAGGAGAAGAGTACATTGGGCAAACTCCAACTGAACAACAACCAAACTCCTGGAGAAAGATAGATGACTGAAGATAAAGACAAAAAAGATTATACGACTCCGTCACCACAAGAGTTACAAAAACAACTTGATGAGCGTATGGCTAAGTTTTTAGCTAAAGGTGGCAAGATAGAAAAAGTAGATCCTATGGTACCTACTAAAGAACAACTAAAGAGTTGGACAATATAAATGCCAGATATTGATATTGATTTTGCTGATAGAACGATAGCACTTGAAAAACTAAAGCATCGTGTAGCAAAATTAGATACAGGTAAAAAACATAACACTGGAGTGTATGTTACAGAATGTCCTCACAATCCAGTTGATAATTTATGTACTGTTGATTACAAGACAGCAGAAGATAGAGGTTATTTTAAACTAGACTTTCTTAATGTAAGTATATACGACAAGGTAAGAGACGAAGAACACTTACGACACTTAATGAACAAGGAACCACTATGGGAGCTGTTAGAAACAAAAGACTTTTGCGATCTAGTGTTTCATGTATCAGGACATCACGATCTAATCAAAAAACTAAAGCCAAAGAATATCCCACAACTGGCCGCTGTATTGGCTATCATACGTCCAGCAAAAAGACATCTGCAAGACAGTGATTGGAATACTATTATGGATCAAGTTTGGGTAAAGCCAGAAGAAGGTTACTTCTTTAAAAAGGCACACGCTATCAGTTATGCTGTAGCAGTTGTGGTACACATGAACTTAATCTGTGAGGATGTTAATGAACTATGAATTCGAAGACTATAGACGTAAAAACCCAAAAGATCCTGGTCCTTGGTTAACATGGATCTGGCCTAAAGAATTAGTATGGAGTTACTTGTGGCGCATTGTGTTTTGGACTGTGTTAGCACCAGTAGTATTATTTGGAACAATACTTACGCCACTAGGATTTGCAATCCAATTACTTGTAATTGATTACTTCACTTATCTACAATATAAAAATAGTATTACTTAGGCGGCTTCTTTAATAGCTGTACGCTTTTACGCTTCACCCTTTTTACAGATAACTTATTAAGGTTCACTGTAGGTCCCAAAGACACTTTTACATCTTTACTGTTCATAGTCATTAGAATATATTTAAATCTATCCATATCCTTTTGTAAGAATATGTTGATTGGAATCATTCTATTTGATTCCCACCACCAAACTTCACCTAGTTCAATAAATTTAGCCCTATCCTCATCAGATCGTAGATCTGTATAGATGTACATGCTTGTGATAAAAGCATCTTGGTTGTTTATTATTCCTATATATTCAGAGCCGCCGTATGTAACGACGCTTAAAAACGGAAATTTTTCTTCTATATCTTTTCTCAGCATAATCCAATAAATACACTAGTTAGGAAATTATATATGCAACTAGTATCAAGATATTTAGCAACTAATCATTCGGTAGTAGTCTCAGATGGCTTTACCGGCAAAACGGAGTATAATAAAGTGTATCAAAGAAACATAAAAATAGTTAAGGGTATTGACAATGTTATTACCTTTGAAATTAAAAACAGCGACCATAAACCAATATCAATACTTAATACGTATACGCCATACGTAGAAGTTTTCACAGAGGATGACGTATTATTGAAACGTTATACAGGCACAATTAAAGAAACAAGCACACCAAGTTACAAAGGACAGTTTACAATCAATATAGCAGACTCCGATACACTTAATATTGATGGGCAGTACCTAAGCTACGTTGTATATCTTAACAAAACCTCTGATGCTACAAATACACTTACATATGCTGATGATCAGTTTGGTCCATCAGGCACTATTGAACTTACTGGATCTGCATTTCCAGGTCCAAGAGATAGTAAATCAGTAGTAACATTTTTAGATAGTATAAGCTCTGTTGTAGATGCTGAACCGCATATAAACAGTAATGTTGCACTACATACAGCCGCTATATACTCTACAGGATTCGCTGGTACTGTAAAGATCCAAGGTACACTTGGAGACAATACTAGTAACAGTTGGTTTGATATAACCACAGCAACTTTATCAAATCCAACTACACCACACTATGTGAACTTTAATGGAGTGTTTAGTTTTTTACGATTTGTAAAAACAAACGACTCTGGTAACTCAGGAAGCATAGATAAAATTTTAGTTAGAAACTAGAAGGGCAACCAAATGCAAGATCTAATAGCAGTCATTTTTGTGGCTCTGGCTTCAGCCAACAATGCAGAATTTATCGAACGAAGTAATGAACAGATAGCTCAAGGCTATAAATGGACATATGTAGGAAAACAAGCACCATCAGGTGATCCTGCTATAACCGTTAAACCAGAACACGGTGATGAATTTATTTTGTTCAAATTAACAAAATAATACTTGACAAGCACGGCTTTTTATAGTATAATTTATACTATGAGCATAGTCTATGATACATTAACACAATACTTGCCAGCAAAGCGTAAGACTACTCCTAGTGGGTGGACTTCGTTCAATGCACCCTGTTGTATAAACAACGGAGATAGTGCAGACAAAAGACAGCGTGGCGGACTTATAACCAATCCAGACGGTGGTGTAAGCTATCATTGTTTCAACTGTGGTTACAAAGCAAGTTGGCAACAAGGACGTAACCTAAGTGGTAAGATGCGTAGACTACTTGCTTGGCTTGGTACGCCAGATGATGTAATAAACAAACTTGCACTTACAGTTATGCAAGAGAATGAAGGCATACAAATAAAACAGCCTTTAGTAGAATTACCTAAGTTCAATACTGTACCATTGCCTGAGTCAGCTCGCAAGTTACAAGACTGGGCAGACTACTGTTCTTTAGAGGCAGGAGGCATGGACAAGAATCTTGTAAAGATTTTTGAATATATGAGAGATAGAAATTTATATCTTGATGATACTAGTTATTACTGGACACCTGAGCTAGGATATAGAGATAGATTAATTGTTCCTTTCTATTATGAAAAACGTATTGTTGGTTGGACTGCTAGAACAGTACAGCCTGGGAAACAACCTAAGTATATGAGTGAACAACAACCTGGTTTTGTATACGGGCTTGACGAACAAGGTCCTAACAAAGTGTTTACTATTGTGTGTGAAGGTCCATTAGATGCTATACAGATTGATGGAGTAGCACTACTCGGAAGTGAGATTAAGGATCAACAGGCTATGCTAATTAATAAAGTAGGCAAACAAGTTATTGTTATACCTGACAAAGATGAAGCAGGTAGCAAGTTAATTGAACAAGCCATAGAACTTGGATGGTCTGTTAGTTTGCCAGATTGGGCAGATAATATAAATGATATCGGTGATGCAGTTGCAAAATATGGAAGACTATATACATTGTATAGTATTGTGAATGCCGCAGAATCTAACGAACTTAAAATTAGATTAAGGAGTAAGAAATGGTTGCATGGATTAAACGTTTAATTGCTGACTGGAAACGCAAACGTGCAGTAAAAAAGAAAATAGAGGAACTAAAGAAAAAAGATCCTTTTATATACAAATAAGGAGGAACGGAAGTTGATGACTGAAGTTACCAAAGGAATATACAATGCAGTAAAAGATAGAATGGACGAAAGTCTAATACTTGCTATTATATTTTTTATAGGACATATTATTATTGCAATGATAGTTGTGAGTGCAATTACTGGTGCAAGTATTTGGGAAGCAGGATTAGTTGCTCTTGTAGAGCCTGCTGTAAATAGTGTATGGTTCTATATACTACATAAGGTATGGAAGAGGTTCAGAGCATGATAACTTGGGGAATGGTTGGTAACAGCCATGATGCTAGTTTAGCAGTGTTTGATAACGATCAACTACTATGGGCAAGTCTAGCAAAAGATTTTAGTGGTGTGCCTAATGACCCTAACTTTAACTGGACACAAATAGAAGTAGCAAGACAGAGTTTTGGTCCACCCTCTAAGGTTGTTTGGTATGAACGACCTTTATTAAAGACACTACGTCAATTGAGAGCAGGCCAGGGTTGGCTGTATAAAGAAAATGATATAAAGAAATATCTTAACGATTGGGGTATAAACTGTGATATTGAATACACCCAACACCATTTATCACATGCGGCCTACGCATATTATACTCAACCCCATGATGACTGTGCAGTGATTTGTTTAGACTCAATTGGAGAATTTGAGACCCTAACTATATGGCACGGTAAGGACAACAAACTAAAGAAGATACATAGCCAAGGGTATCCACATAGCCTAGGATTATTTTACAGTGCTATGACACAACGTATAGGTTTAGTACCACAACGTGATGAATACCTTGTTACTGAATATGCTAAGAAAGGTATAGGCCACGAACTTATGTATACAATGTTAGAGGAAATTGTTAAGGTCAATCAAGATCCATTACTTTCATCTAGACCCTATATACGTATGAGAGAAAATTTACATAGAGGGTGTATGTGGTGGCAACCTGAACTAACATCAGAACAAGATATGTATGATATAGCCGCCGCGACCCAATCTGTATTTGAGTATTGTGTAAAAATATTAAGTAACTATGCTCATTGGAAAACTAATCATGGCAAAGCTATAGCATTTGCAGGTGGCGGAGCATTGAACAAAAAAGCAATGGACCAAGTGAGACAAGATTGGGATAATGTATGGATACCACCTAATCCAGGAGACCCTGGATCGTGTATTGGTGCAGTATTAGCGAAAACAAAAACAAAAATAGAACTTGACAAACAGTGGTATCAGAAAGTATAATAAACTTATGGATAAAACTAGACAGAATACAGATTACGGATACGATATACAGAAACTATACTTAGAGATGATGCTAACAGATGCAGAGTCTTTTGTTAGGTGTCAAGCTGTATTTGATCCTAGTGTATTTGATAGACGTTTACAAGATAGTGCAACATTCTTGAACAACTATGTGAATGAACATAATGCATTGCCTACATTTGATATGATAAATGCGGCATGTAAAAATGATTTAAAAGATCCAGGTGAACTACGTGAAGAACACTATGATTGGTTACTTGCAGAGTTTGAAACATTTAGTAGACACAAAGCACTTGAAAAGGCTATACTTAAAAGTGCAGACTTACTTGAAAAAGGTGAGTATGGTCCAGTTGAAGACTTAGTTAAGAAAGCAGTACAGATTGGATTACAGAAAGACTTAGGTACAGACTATTGGGCTGATCCTAAAGGCAGACTTCAAGCAATTAAGAGTAACAACGGACAGGTAAGCACAGGTTGGAGTGCTATTGATAAGAAACTGTTTGGTGGATTCAATAGAGGTGAACTGAATATATTTGCAGGTGGTAGTGGTGCAGGTAAGAGTTTGTTCTTAGCAAACTTAGGTGTAAACTGGGCACTAGCAGGTATGAACGTAATGTATCTTACATTAGAACTT